ACCGGCTGGCCCTTGACCACCATCTGGCCCTTGAGCACCGGCTGGCCCTTGACCACCATCTGGCCCTTGAGCACCGGCTGGCCCTTGACCACCATCTGGCCCTTGAGCACCGGCTGGCCCCTGAGCACCATCTGGGCCTTGAGCGCCTTGGCCTCCTTGCTCACCCTGAGCGCCTTGCTCACCCTGAGCACCCTGCTCACCCTGAGCACCCTGCTCACCCTGAGCGCCTTGAGCGCCCTGCTCACCCTGAGCGCCTTGAGCGCCCTGCTCACCCTGAGCGCCTTGAGCGCCCTGCTCACCCTGAGCGCCTTGAGCGCCCTGCTCACCCTGAGCGCCTTGAGCGCCTTGAGCGCCTTGCTCTCCTTGGAACCCTTGCTCTCCTTGGAACCCTTGTTCGCCTTGAAAACCCTGCTCTCCTTGGAAGCCCTGCTCTCCTTGGAAGCCCTGTTCGCCTTGATAACCTTGGAATCCCTGTTCTCCTTGGAAGCCTTGGAATCCTTGTGAGCCAGTCGCTCCAGTATCTCCGGTGTCGCCAGTTGCTCCAGTTGCTCCAGTGTCACCAGTCGGACCAGTCCAGCCCGTGTCACCAGTGTCACCAGTCGGACCAGTCGGACCAGTCCAGCCCGTGTCACCAGTGTCACCAGTCGGACCAGTCCAGCCCGTGTCGCCAGTGTCACCAGTCGGACCAGTCGGACCAGTCCAGCCCGTGTCGCCAGTGTCACCAGTCGCTCCAGTATCACCCGTCCAGCCAGTATCACCCGTCCAGCCAGTATCACCAGTGTCTCCAGTGTAACCCGTCCAGCCCGTGTCGCCAGTGTCACCAGTGTAGCCCGTGTAGCCCGTGTAGCCAGTGTCTCCTGTATCACCAGTATAACCCGTATAACCAGTGTAGCCAGTATCTCCTGTAGCTCCAGTATAGCTAGTATCGCCTATTGCAATAAATATGTCACCCAAATCAGTCGGTCCTGCAAAAGCATTTCCATTAACGTCTGTACCCCCTGGTCCATTGACTAAAAAATTTGTAACAGGATGTGGCATTTTATAATTTTATTTTACTTTTTAAAGCATGGATTTCCGCATAAAGTTCTTTTACAGCTTGAATTAAAATTGGAGTAAGTTTTGAATAATCTATCGCGCAAGGCAGATCATCTTCATCTAGTTTTACAACAGAAGGTAAAATTTTATAAACCTCTTCAGCGATTAGGCCAATGTCATCTTTCTTCTCCTTTTTCTTCCAATCAAAAGTTACTGGTCTTAAAGAAGTTACAAGATTTAAGCCATTCTTAAGATTTTTTATCTTCTTTTTAAATCTTTTTGAAGAAGTGGAATTGTAACTAGAGGCGGTTATTTCGCCAGCGCCTCCATCAAGAGTTACGGTGACTGAATCATCAGAATCTCTTAAATAAATCATTCCGTTTCCATCTAATTTTTTTAAGACTATATTTCTAGTAGCGCCTTCTCTTACCACTATTTCTGTGTCTACCATTAATTTTCCAGCCCCTCCATCTGGAGCAGCGCCAGCAACAGTTTGCCCAGCAAAAATATTAACCTGCCCATCCAAATCAATTCTCATTCTTAGAACGCCAAGATCCGCACCATCTCCATTATCTACCGCTAAACTTGTTCTAAATTCTATAGAGCCATCTCTTGGTCCATTAAAACTATAAGCTGAATTATATCCAGCTTGTAGAGACAATATGCCATTTCCATCATCAGAAGCAGATGTATTTAATTCAGTTCCTGCAAGATCGATTTGAGCGCCCCTTTGAATTCCATTTTCACTTCCTCCGCTTAAAGTCAAAGTTCCATTATTTACACTTCTTCTTATTCCGTATTGAGATCCAATTGTTATTCCATATTCAGCGTCAGGATCTAGTAAACCTCCAGTTCCAATTCCTACAACCTTTGCATTTACTCTAAGATCAGTACCATTCCATCTTAAATTATTTCCACCAGGCTGTCCAATAAAAAATTGATATAAGTTAGCCTGACCCTCTGCTTGAGTGTTTCCTAGAAAAAATCCACCACTTCCAGCAGTTCCAGAACTACTCGTAAAGTCTGTCCCACTATATCCAATCCCCGCAGATTTTATTCTACCATCACTACTCATGGTCAATCCGCTACTATCAATTCTTACTGCATCTAATTTATTTCCAAAAAAACCTTCATTTGCAATAACTGCCCCTCTAAATAAAGAGCCGCCGAATTCCGCGTATCCATTTGCAACAATTCTAAATCCAAAATTTTGTACAACTTTAGTAACTGTGTCGCTAATTTTTAATTGAATTGTTGGGATATTTGCATCTGCAACTTCATCCCAATAAGTTGCATTTGGAGGTCCATTCGCAGCACCAGGGCCTTGATCATATTTAGATGTATATAATTTATATTTACCATCACTTTGAAGCACCTTTACCTGAGTAACATCACTTGCACTTTGTTTTCCAAATGCAAGCCCAGAAGTTCCAGAGGTGGTATATACTCTAACCGTCATTATATTAGGCACCCAAGTTGGAACAAAGTTACTTGATTCAATAAACCCAGAACACTGTGCTGGTTGAGTACTGTCTGCCGTAGTTCCCAGAACAGAAATTACTTGAGAACTAATAAATCCAGCAGTTAATTTCCCTACGTTTAATCCAGCTAAAGCGGGATCATCTAGTTGATACGCCTCCCATGCTGATCCCGTCCACTTTGACATTTTATAACCGTTGTCTGTCTCATACCAAATATCATTCTGTCTTAATGCATATCCTCCAATTGGATTTGTTGGCGCCGTGTCTGCATAGAATATTCTATTTCTTCCATCAGCGGTAGCTTGAGCGCCTTGTGCACTCACTAAAGCAACAGCGGCATCATTTGCAGCAGCAGCAGCAGCCAAACCAACATCATTACCTTCTGCGTCTATAACCCTTCCCCTTACTACAATTCCTCTGCTGCTAAAAAAATTACCTCTCTTTACCCTTTTGGTAACTTTTGTTGAATTTTGGTAAAACAAGATCTCATCTTGATCATCAATGACCGTTGACTCTTGAAGATCTGCGATTGTGCGGCTCATATCTTTATTTACAGTTAATTACCTAGGATATGTGTTAAATGAATCAGTAACTCTATTACTAACAGTTGTTGGGGTTGGGTATGAGCCAGAAAACAAAATACCAGTAGAATCATTTATCTCAAATGACCAAGAGGTTGATATTATTGATCTATCTCCAATTGAAGAGCCAATTGAATATGAGTCTAATCTAGCATTTTGGATCTTGACGCCAAATTTATTTTTCCCAGTAATGTTTGAAAACATTATGTCAAAATTATAACCACTTACAGTCCTATCTTCATTTGAGAATACAGTTACTAAATTTTGCCTCTGAAACGAATCGACCAGAGAGTCTAAATTAAACGTCCCAACTACTGGCTCTTGAATCTTTCTGTAAAATGGATGATTGCTCCCAAAGCCATACAACGACTTTCTTTCAAATGGTACTGAAATTGTCATTGATTGGAAGTTTTCAAAATCAAGGCCAAATGTTATTCCGCTACCAGAAATTGCTGTTGATGTTATGGTGCAAGCGCTATATGGACAGCCACCATTAAATTCAGCTTTGTAAAGATTTGAGTAATCTCTATCTCTAAAGTAAGGAATTGAATTTTTTATAACTCCAGTTGAAACATAAAGAGAGGCATCATTACTGGCTATAAATCCAGTTCCAGTAGTAAAAACGGCTGGGCTGTATAAATAGTTAATTCCAAATTCATTTGAATTCATCCTTTCTATTCTTGCATTAGCTGCCAGAAAAGATGTATTTACTTTTGCCAATTGATTTACAGCGATGCTTATTTCAAAATTTGATATATATGAGTTGCCTACCCCTAAAATATTAAAATTATCAAATTCGCTATTGTTGCCAATGCTTTGAGTTTTAAAAGAATTCGCATCATCACCATTATCTGGAGAAATTAAAACATAAAAATTTCTGTCAGAATTAACATTGAAAATTTCATTGAACGGGTTCGCGTAAGCGCCGCTACTAACATTTAACCCAATAAAATTTTCATTCCATCCGTCAGTCAAATAGTATTCAAAATTAAAATTAACATCTGGCGCAAATTGTGTTTGCCTTGTTGCAAATGATCCAGTTCCCAATTGTTTTAATGCCGCACGATCAACACTAAAAGAAAAATCATATGACTGGATGAAATCAAGCTTTGCAAATCCAGTCGGATTTATTGAATGATCTGCGGCCCCGCTTGGCCCAACAAGCATCATCAACATTTCATATGAAATTGCTTGTCTCATTAGATTTTGAAACGATCCCTTCCAGCGTTAAAGTTAATTGTTATTTCTTCTTGGGTTAAATCGCGGTTATAAATTCTAAAAGCTCCAAGATCCATATTCATTTTGTATCCAGAATCGACTCTCCATCCCGATATTCTCCCGTTTCCGCTATTGAAATTTTTGTTTGCGCTGATTTCTGAACCTATTATTTGAGAGAGCGTTTGCTGTTGACCGTTAACGTAAATTTTATTATTTGTGTAAGATACGCTAGTTCTCATTTCAAAAACATAATGCTTCCAGTTTCCAACGCATCCCAAAGACGTTACTTGAGCAAATGGAATTCCGTATAAATCACTGCCTGCGGTATTGAATCCAATTCCAGTTGCTCCTATTGTGTATATATCGTAATAAAGCCATCCCATAATCATTCCTGCAAGCGCATTTACTTTTGCCCAAATTTCAACTGTGGCAATAGAGCTTAGGCCAGAAACAGAAAAATCAACATAATCATCTACTGCATCAAGAACAAATATCCCTCTGTTTCTAGACGAATATACTGGAGTGTTATAAATAGTCGCCGCAGTTCCAGATCCACTTAAGTCATACCAAGAAGTCCCAGATCTATATGATGAGGTTCCAGAAGCTTCTAAATATAAAACTAATCCATTAGTAGATATGCTGGTGATATCCTCGCTAACCCTACCAAGAGGATCTTCAACCAATGTAACAGATATATCATTTACGTTTTTATAAACAAAAGTATGTGTCCATTGTGGCGCAAAAAATACTTTGAATTGATTATATATCTTTGGTATTTTATATTGGAATCGTTTATATCCCTGCCTGCCTATTAAAAAGTGAAGAATACATCTAGCTTCAGCGTCGCTGACACCTTTAAAATCTAACCTAAAAGACTTTAATGCGTTTGCATGAAGACCAAAATTTGTTCTTTTTGTAAAAGAGTAAGGCAATTCAGTTTTTATTACGGCAGTTTCTCTTGAAAGCGGTGTCGAATAAGTTGGCTGAAAAAAGAAGTCCTTTGACCACTTTACTGTATCAACTGAAGCTGGAGTAAGTGATGATTGAGAAGTATGAGCCTCTTTGCAGTAATAAAACGAATCGTACAGATTGCCAGTATTGCTTGGGAAAGTGGCATTACCTGTATACCTCACCACATCATACTTTTGATAACTTGTTGAAGTAGCCCAATTACCTTTTATATTTGAACCTGTTATCAGCGGCTGATTCCAATTTAAAACTGTTGAAATCTGGTCTGTTGATAAATTGGCATTTAACGAATATAGGTCATTTTCAACAAATGTATTATCAATGCTGTTCAAAAATAAGTTAACTGGTTTATATATCTGGGCTGGATCGGTATATAAAAAATACCCAGTACCATGCAAACCTTCAAAAAAGCCAGCTAGCTTTCGGGCCTCTTCTTGCTTTCTGTTTTCAAAAGGCATCGTGATCTGCATTTGCAGATGATTGAG